AACTGGGAAGCATACCAAGTATGCCGCGAGCTCGCGTAACTCGGCTCGTAAACGTTACAGAGGGCAAGGAAGATAATGAGTCAACTCGTCATCAATCTCCCTGCACAGAAAGTGTGGGTTCGCAAAGAATATCTAAGGGATTTGAAGGACGGGTATGGTGAGTTTGTAGAGGGCGTTTGGGTGACTGCTAAAAGCATCCCCGGACGCGCTTTTTATTTTGAAACTTACCTACCCGAATATGGTGCAATGTTTGATAAGTTGCCCATCAGTGCCTTTGTATCAGAACCAAAGACACCAGATCCCGATTTAGATCTACCAAATTTACAATTTTGGAATTGTATGGACTATGGAGTCCGTTGTATTGAGAAGCAATTTATCGGATCTATGGACTTCGAAGTCCGTACACGACACTTTGGTAACCTGAAAGGTGAGTATTTGTTTACTTTGGACAACTATCACCCTGATCACGACATCATTGACTGCAATGTGAGTGAGATTCCACAAGAACACAAGTCACATAACTGCATTGAATTAGAAAATGGGCAGTATGCGCTATATCCAAACAATAGAACACGAATTTATGACCTATCAATCACCCCGGAAACGCCACTTACACCCGATTTCAAGGTCTCCACGGAATATTATCAAGTTGAAAATGGAATCCGATGGGGTAGACTCGGGGATACCGATGAGTATTTTTGGGAAACTCCTTCTGAATCACGAAATATCTCGGTTGGAAGCACCAATATTTGAGTGTGGACCAGGGCATTTTACCCAAGGATATGGTTTCTTTGGTAATGTTGGAAATTCGGCTCTAAATAAGACAGAAGTCTTATCGATAACAGGTGCCACAACCAGTCTCACGGGCATTTAAAGACATTTCTTTGTCTTTCATGAAGCACCCGATCACTCGGGATCTAATTGCGCTGTCAAATGAGCGTGCTATTTCTCGTTCTATAAGGAATCTGGTGCTCACTGCCCTAGGAGAGCGTCCTTTTCAACCAAGATTAGGATCTCAAATTTCTAGAAGTCTTTTTGAACTGTTAGATTATGGTACAGCGTCCGTAATTCAAAAAGATATTGAAGTTACAATTAAAAATTTTGAACCAAGAGTGGAAATTAACACTATTGAAGTGAAACCTGAGTACGATCAAAACGGATATAACGTATTGGTCTCATATTTTATCGTTGGGCAACCTAGAACCCCGGTACAATTAGAGTTTATCCTTCAAGTAACAAGATAATGCCACTCACAAAATTCTCAGATCTAGATTTTGATCAAATTAAGACGCAAATTAAGAATTATTTGCGTTCAAATTCTAATTTTACCGACTTTGACTTTGAAGGATCCAACTTTTCGGTCCTAATTGACACGTTAGCATATAATACTTACATTTCTTCGTATAACGCCAACATGGTGGCGAACGAAGTTTTCATTGATAGTGCCACATTGAGAGAAAATGTGGTTTCTCTCGCAAGAAACATTGGATATTTACCATCTTCTAAGAAGGCATCAAAAGCGACTGTAAGCTTCTTTGTTGATACAAGCACTCTGACTACCAATCCTACGACAATGACCCTTAGAGCGGGTCTGGTAGCAGTCTCAGATAGTTTTGGTGGGTCTAATTTTACTTTCTGCATACCTGAATCAATTACTGTTCCAGTAAATGAGGATCTTGCCTTTTTTAATGAAATTGAAATCTTTGAAGGAACGTTTATATCGAAAGAATATACAGTAGACGACTCAAATATTGATCAAAAATTTGTAATTCCCAATTCAAATGCAGATGCTTCAACTTTATCTGTGCAAGTCAAGGAAAGTTCCTTTGATCTTGCCTCAGTTAAGTATGAGTTAGCACAAAGTGTCATTGATATATCAAGTACATCTAAAATTTTCTTACTTCAAGAGATTGCTGATGAGAAATATGAACTTCTTTTCGGTGATAACATATTTGGCAAGCGTTTGGAAGACGGAAATGTCATTACAATGAACTATGTGATCACTAATGGTGATATTGCCAACGGTGTATCAAACTTTACCTTCTCTGGAAGGTTATTTGACAATAATGAACGAGTAGTAACGACTGGTGTTTCCGCAATTTCGGTAAATAATGCTTCTGTTGGTGGTGGAGACATTGAAACTGTCTCTTCTATTCGCAAATATGCGCCTTTGAAGTACGCTGCACAAAATAGAGCGGTTACAACCCAAGATTATGAGGTCATGACCAAGCAAGTGTTCCCAGATACCGAATCTGTGTCTGCTTTTGGCGGAGAAGATCTTGATCCTCCTCAATATGGTAAAGTTTTTATTGCAATTAAACCAACAGGTGGTAGTTATCTTTCAAATTTCGTAAAATCTTCAATTGTTTCGGATTTAAAGAGATTTACTGTTGCTGGTATTGTACCACAGATCGTTGATCTTAAATATTTGTTTATTGAGGTTGATACAAATGTATATTATAACACAAATCTCTTCCCATCTGCATCGGGATTAAAAACAAACGTTATCGAATCGTTAGAAGCATATTCTAATACAGCGGAATTGAATGCTTATGGTGCTAGATTGAAATATAGCAAACTTTTAAGAACAATTGACGATACTAACTCTGCAATCACTTCAAACATCAGTACGATTCGTATGAGGAGGGACATGAGACCATCTCTTAACGAATTTGCAGAATATGAGATTTGTTTTGGAAATAGATTCTATGTTTCGGGTGATTCAAACATTAAAACAAGCGGATTTTTAGTTGAAGGTTACTCTGGACAAGTGTTCTTATCAGATGTTCCATATTCTGATGAAAAAACGGGGACTATTGATTTAATTCGATTAATTTCTGAATCTGAAAAACAAGTTCTTAGAAAAAATGTTGGAACTGTTGATTATATCAAAGGTGAGATACTTTTAAACCCAATTAAGATTATTAACACCACAAAAACCGAATCTGAGTTCCCAATTATTGAAATTGAAGCAAATCCGTATTCAAATGACGTTATCGGATTACAGGATCAATTTTTGCAACTAGATATAAGTAAGAGTAACGTTACTGTAATCCCCGATACCATGTCTAATGGTGCCGATATCTCAGGATCAAGATATACAGTGTCTTCCAGTTTTACCAACGATAACATCACGCGATAATGTTAGAAAAAAGAGTAAAAATCCAGTCCGTAGTTGAAAATCAACTACCTATTTTTCTTGGTGCTGAACTGGAAGGTGCTAGTGATTTTTTAAAGACTTACTATAAATCGGTAGAATATCAAGGAGGTCCAATAGACATTCTTGAAAATATTGATCAATATAGAAAAGTTGGAACTTATACGTCTATTGTTGGGTTTACAACTGTAACTTCTAACATTAATGTTGAAAATTCTACAATTAATGTAGGCAATACTTTTGGATGGCCAGAAAAATATGGATTATTAAAGATTAATGACGAAATTATTTCATATACAGGAAAAACAGATACCACTTTTACGGGTTGTATCAGAGGTTTCAGTGGTATTACCAGTTATCGTGGAAATAATGGTCCAGATGAACTGATTTTTCAAGATAGTGATGCAGAAGAGCATGTAAGTGCGGATCAAGTCGAAAATATTTCATCTCTCTTTTTAAAAGAGTTTTACAAAAAGTTAAAAACTCAATATTTACCTGGTTTAAGTAATACTCAGTTACATGATGAATTAAATGTATCAAACTATCTTATTCAAGGTAGTGACTTTTATAGATCAAAAGGAACTTCTGATGCATTTGAAATTCTGTTCAAAGCTTTATACAATGAAGATGTAAATGTATTAAAACCACAGGATGACCTGTTTGCGCCATCGGATGCACAATACAGCAAAATTATTAGATTAAATGTAGAACCGACAGATCAATCAATTGATACTACGGAAGCATATTTGACAGGATTCATTACTAAGAACATTTATCAAGAAGATTCTGAGGGTGAGGTCATTGCTTCTGGATCTGTTGTTAAATCAGAAAGATTTGTTGTAGATGGTAAAGACTTTTTCCAAATCGAT